CCATATCGGCAAAGCCCATAAACTTAGGGTACTGCAACTCTGGTAAGTTAATTAACCCAGGTACTTTGAGCAAAGTGCTATATAGGCGATCAGTATGATTACTGCGGATAATGTGACATTCCGCGCTGTACTCGCTGAGATCCCACAGTATCTCTTTAGTAAGCTCTCGATCATCGTGAATGGTTTGCCGGTAAGCCATAGGTGTGCCTTCAGCCCACTTGCTAATTGTATTAAAATCAATTTCATCCCCGACCACCAATACGCTATCAAACTTCTCCTTACGTGCTAACTTAATTACATTCTTTACAGCTGTGCTATGTTGAAAGGGAACTTGAAGATCGCTGATAACTAAATATCGCTTAATCGTCATCCTCATCTGGAGTAGGAATATTAGGAATGATTGCATCCGGCTTATCGTTTGCGATCCAATCGGGCATAGCATTAGGCTCTTGCACAAACCACCACGCTATTTCATTACTAAAGCCAGCCTTCTTAGCTGCCTTATAGATCTCATGTGCTGTAATCATATGAACGTCTAACTTAGATAATGGCTCTGGACTATTACGCACCACACGTCTATTGATCTTTTTACGCTTCACTTTAGGCTTGCGTGTATTAGTCATAAATAAATTATCGCTTACTAATTAGAATAAAGAGATCATCAACACGCTTCTCTAATCGTGTTAATTGATCTTTCATGCTAGTACCACTATTAGGTTTAAGCTCTGCTAGGTAAGACTTAATAACCCATCGTAGAGCCACTAATAAACTTGTAGAGATGGCGCATACGCCAACGGCTAATGCGACCCATTCGCCAGGGGTCATGCTTCATCTGCACCGAGGCCATAAGCACTATCGGATTTATCTAGAGCCCTAGCTGCTGGCCCGGCTAATGCTGCAACAATTACAGATACAGCTGGGTCAAGTCCTAACTCATTACTGGTCAAGAATGTTAATAGCGATACCAGCACACCCCTAAAGTATGATTTTAGTATCACCTTTTGCTTCTTACTTAGCTTCATATCTTGCCCCCTATTAGTGGTATATCAAACGGCCTAGCATCTTGATCGCCTAACTTTGTAAAGCTGATGTGCATGTGGTGCTCATGTTTATTAAAGCCTTTGTATGGCCGCCAAGCCCAACCCTTCTTACTACTGGCTATGCGTGAGTTATGTATTACATAAGATATGCGCTTATCGGTTTTGCCACATTCCCTGATTTGGTCACTAAGATATACGCTGAGCCCTTTTTGTTTAGATAGCCCAACACTAATATCAACGGCTCTGACACAGTACGACCCATCCGCGACATCTGGATTATGGTCGGACTTTGTGGCAGCATGACGACTATCCCCGATCCAACCATCAGCTGATATATCCCGATCTGGATACCAGGTATCAACTTGATCCCTTAACTGCTTAGCAGCTTTAGATAGCCAGGGTGTGATCTGCATTTGTGCAATCCCATAAGCACTTGTCATTGACAACAGCCTCATCATGGCATTTAGGCGGTATAAAACCATCTCTCACCTCATCATAAGTAAAACCAATACAGGCATAATTAAATCTTATTTTGCCGTTATAACTGGTGCGCTTAACTGTGTAAGGCGTACCTTGTGCATAGTAAGTTTCAGTATCTAAACCATCTATTAACTCGGTTTCATCTTTACCTACTATTACATTAACTACTATGTTATTTTCTAAATATGCGTAATGTGCCATTATGCCCAACTAACTGTGTCAGATACACCAGCAGCAGTTACTGTTGAAATTTTAAATCCACCACTAGGAGCTGGAGTAGATTGTGTTACTCCACCGCTAAATGTTGCAGTTAAAGTGTCAGAATATTTAAGAATAATTACACCGCTTCCGCCTGCTGCACCTGAAACACCGCCGCCCCTTGATCCACCACCGCCACCACCTAAATTAACTGTTCCTGCTGTACCGGTTGTATTGCCACCAGCACCACCACCGCCAGATCCACCTGCTCCATCTCCGCCACTCTGCCCAGCACCACCGCCACCACCGGCATAAGTGACAGATACTCCACTAATAGAGTTTGCTAAACCATTACCGCCAGCACCAGCACCAGCACCAGATCCGCCAGCATTAGCACCTACCGCACCAGCACCACCACCGCCGGCACCATTTGTAAATGTTGCATTATCAGTAAATCCAGTACCACCATTATTACCCTGACCAGCAGGAGAAGCAGTACCACCGGCACCACCAGTACCAATACCAGAATTAGAACCACCGCCACCAGATCCACCATTAGCACCAATACCGCTAGGAGTAGCACCTGTACCACCGCCACCACCACCGCCGCCTGTTGAAGTTATTGTTGCAAAAACAGAATTATTACCATTTGACCCAGCATTACCACCGGGAGCAGCACCAGCACCACCAGCACCAATAGTTAGCGTATAGTTTGTACTTTTAGTTACTGATAATGGTGAGCCACCAATAGAAGTTTTATAACCACCAGCACCACCACCGCCGCCTGCTGAGTTACCAGATCCTCCGCCACCTGCCACGACTAAATAATCTATATTAACCGTATTAGGGGTAGTCGGTGCTAAAACTCCTGCAATTATATTTAACATGTTACGCAATAGCTCCTACTACATACCAAGCGTTAGCAGCAGTTTTAATACATGCTGCCGATTTATATTGTGCAAGGGTTGGTGATGCAGCAGTTCCGCCAGCACTTAATACTGTAGTAGTACCGGGAGTTACTGCGCTAATTGTGCAAGTACCTGCACCGATATTTAATACTGTAATAACTGTGCCTGTTGGAAATGCGTAGGTAGCATCTGTTGGTATCTTAAATGCTATTGCTGTTGCTTTGTTCATAGGTATTAACTGTTGGTACTCATCACCAGATGCAGCTGTGTAATCTGCTGTCTTAGCGGTTTGTACTGTAAAGGCTGGTAAGCCGTTAAAGATTGCTGAGGTGAGTACGTCACCGGTTACTGCTGGGAATGTTGCCATTTAGATCTCCTTAGTAAGATAGTACGCTGGTGTCAAATATCCCATATAGGGATGATCCTACTATAAAGCCATCAATTATAGGCTCTAATGTAGTAAAGGTGGTTTTCCATGAGTTCACAGATATTGAATGTTGAACGCCAAATACCTGCAAAGTTTTAGTAAGTGTTGATGTGCCAACGGCTGCTGGCTGAGTAGTAGTAATAGTTACTGGATCAAAGAAGTCTAGGTCTAAGGCTGCAATTGTGCCGGTTGTGTAGTTGTTAGTATAAAGATCAAGGGTAATTGCATCACACCTAACTGTGGTCTCAGCTCGTGAGGCGACATAGGCACGTGCATAATCAAGTGCAGTAGCAGTATCTTGCATAAGTAAATCTGATTGCGTATAACCATGAGTAAAGTATTTAGTAACGCTAGCTGCATTAACGGCTGTTTGAGTAGCAAGGCCAGTAGCAGTTATAAATGCCTTATTAAAGATCTGTGCATCGTTAAGCAACCACAGGGCGTTGTAATAGGAGATCCCTGTGCCGTTATCGTTAAAGACTACAGCTGTGCCGCTTACAGATTTAGTAGCGGTTGAGCGATCTTTAAAGACCGCGTTGCCAGCAGCATCCATATAAAATGCGCCGTATTCGCTAGTAGATACTGTCTGGCATGCGTTTAATACTGTCCTAGCAGTAGCAGGATCTGCTTGCATAGTTGTCTGACCTGCATCTATTGACCTTTGGGATGCTGGCCATGAGACCTGATCTAATAAATTACCAATTCTAGCCCCTGATAATTGACCAGCAGATGTGCCAGATACTGTGGTGATCTGAGCATTGTATAAAAGTCGTAGGCCGTCAATAGCTGTAATAGTTGTATAGGTTACTTCTCCTACATTCTTAGGAGTAACTGTGTTATAGCCAAGAATATAGCCAGCGAATAAAGGATATGTTGTAGATCCATAGGTTGCAGTTATAGATATCTTACGCATTGGGTTCAGCAAGCCATAGTAGGGAGATTGTGTGTTCTGGCTGTTGAAGTCGCCGTTGAGATCTACAATTCTAAGACTTAATGTGCCAGGTTGGAATGTATCGCTAATAGCATTACGGCCTCTGCTAAGTTGTATGTTATCTACTTGATCTGATACATCCACAATTACACCAGCACTATCAGCAAACACGTTAGTACCAAATACACCTGATCCAATAATCATAGCCTGAGCAAAGGCTGGCCCGGTAGAAAAGTTAATTGTTACATTGACTATTGGTACTGCCATTACAAGCCACCTGCTACATCGAATAGTCTGCCATTTTTTTGATTGTTTAACATAGCACTCAATACAACTTCATCAACTACTTTGCCACCTAATTGTAATTGTACGACTGTGTCACCGCGCTCACCAGCTCTATAAGCTGCGTAGTCTGCTGATTGAGTCATACTAGGAGATGCAACGGGTGCGCTACCGCCACCACCACCACCGCCACCGCCACCGCCGCTAGGCACGTTAGTCATAATGCTAGGATCGCCACGCTCACCAGCACGATAGTTAAGATAACCTGCAAAGTATTTAACAGCTAGACCTGCACTATCAAACTCTGTGGTTAATTTCTTAACAGCTTCGGCTGCGTTCATTTGCGCTAAAATTAACTTAGCTGCTGCCTCATCGTTATCTTGTATAGCAATTAAAGCCTTTAATCTTAATTTAGTTTCATCATCTGTTGCAGCGGCAAGTGCTGCTTGTAATCCTATGCGATCTACGTCAAACTTTTCTTTAAGTTGATCTACAGCAGTTTTACCTTTTAACAAAGCATTCTCTTTACTGCGTAGGGCAATAGACTCTTTAATCTTTTTCTTTTCTTGTATCTTTGCCAATTCTACACCTGCATTAGCACCTAGACTATAAGAAAAATTAGTAGTCTTTTGTTTTATACCTAGCAGATTGCCTACAAAGCCAAATACGGCTTTATCTAAAGATGCCATCTTTTGAGCCAAGCCCTCTATCAACCCTGTAAATCCGCTTAAACTATTATCACTACTCAATCTGCTTAAAGAGTCTAATAAATCTTTACCTATAATTTCACTAGCATTAGCAGCCGCTACTTTTAATTGATCCATCTTGCCGGCATAGGTCTCTAATCTTGCTGTGGCTTGACCTGCAAACTTTGCATCTAGTTCTCCCATGATCTTATCCATGTCACCAGTTGCTAATGTGGCCTTACTTAATCCCGCACCTAATCTAGTTAAGGCTGTGGTCTGCCCTGAAAATCCTTTGGCAACTGCTGCGCTAACTTCCTCAACAGTTTTACCTGTGGCAGCCGATACGTTTAATACTGTGTTTAAAGCTTTCTGACTTTTAGTGATTGATCCACTAGCTGTAAGCAAGGTCTGGAATGCCGGGCGTAATTGGTCATCAAGCACGCCGTATAACTTTTGCATGTTGGCTATAAAGTATTCTACGTCTGGTGCTGAGAATGCGTAGCCAGTATTCTTTAACTGCATCTCTAATGCTTTAGCGGCAGCCTCATCCGCTACAAATGCTGTAATTGCCTTCTTGCTAAAATTAACAATACCTGCAGCTGTAAATGCGTAGCCAAATGTCCTGCCTAAACTCTTAACACTTTTTTCAAAGGATTTAATCTGCTTTTGACCTTTAGTAAGTCCT